GTTATTTCTTCTTCAATTGGTGTTTTAACAGGTTCATTACTTTCAACTACTTCTTCAATATTTATTTTTACAGGTTCATTACTTTCAAATATTTCTTCTTCGATTGGTGTTTTAACAGGTTCATTACTTTCAACTATTTCTTCTTCAAATGGTGTTTTAACAGGTTCATTACTTTCAACTATTTCTTCTTCGATTGGTGTTTTAACAGGTTCATTACTTTTAACTATTTCTTCTTCAATGGTTATTTTTACAGGTTCAACATTACTAGCTACTGATTTATTTGGTTGAGTTTGAAATAAGTTAGATATTTTTTTCGAAAAAAGAAATTTCCCAATTATACTACGAAAAGTATTTGATGATGTATTACTAGTTAGTTTCGTAGAACTAGCTAATTCATTGGATGGAGTATTATAATCTATTTCAGAATTATTTATTTTATCAGACATATTAATATATATAGTTATATTATTTTATTTCTAAAATAAAATAATATTTTTATTTATTATCATTTTATTAAATAAATTATATGAATTTATTTAATAAATTTATATAATTTAATTAGCAACACAATAATAATAATCTTTTATTATTGTTTTATTTTTCACACATCTACTCATTTTTGCGGCGCTTATATTTTCATTTAATGATGCTTTTAGTATTGATTCCCATGTACCAAGAAGTTCGTGTGTTTTAGCATCTTTCTTATTAATTATTTTGCCCCTAGAAGCATTAAGTTTTAGTTTTGTTTCATAATAATCTGGTCGAAGGGATAATCCATAATAACCTTCATTGCTTTCATTTTCTGACCAAACAGTTGCTTTAAGTGCATGGGGCGAAGAATTTAAATATTCTTTCAAATCCTTCATATCATTATCAGTTAATTCTTTATTTACAGATTGTTTCCATTTTTGGTATTCTTTTAATAAAACGGAATTTAAAATTTTACCGCAATCTGAAAACTGACATACTTGAAATATAAATGTTTCTACATTTGAATTTTGTTTTGTTTTTTTATATTCTACTTCTTTTAATTTGATTCCTAAATATCCATGTTGTGTTTTAATTTTTTTAGCTTTAAATCGAGTATCAAGATAATTTTTGAGTGCATGAAATACTTCTTTAGAAGGTTTTACTCTACTCCATAATCGATATCTTCCTTCTAAATTTACAGATAATTCTTCAACATCTGGACGAACTATACAAATTTTACTCACAAATTCCTGAAATTTTTTTGTCATTTCATCTTCAGGTAATAATACATTTTTATAAACGGATTCTTCTTCTTGATTTATGGAATCAATCGTTGACTTTTGATTTATGGTTGTTTCTTTTAATTCATTTAATTCCAATGTTTGTTTTAATATAATATTTGTATTATTTTTTATTTGTTCTTTTAAATCTCTATTTTCATTTTCTAATTCTTCATTTCGTTGCAATAATTTATTAAAATTATCAATACTATATGTTTTTGAATGAATAATATCTTTGATATAATAAGATAAATTTTCAATTGTAAAATTTTTTGTATCATATGCAATTATTTCTGTTTTATTTTTTCCATTTACTTCAATTGTCCGAATTTGTTTTTTAATTTTAGGATAAGTTTTAATTAAATTTTCTATTTCTACTTTATTTTGAACTCTAAATGCTGAAACTAAAATAAAATTATCATAATTGTTATGATGATATGATACTCTTGTTGATAAATTATTTGTGTGTCCAAATTTAATTAATTTTTCGTTTGATTCATTTGTATTATCTATGGTTCCAAAATAAATACATTCAGTATTTACAGGAAATTGTGCAATAGTTGCTTGTTCTACAGCTTTTTGTTTATCTTTTTTTGTATTTTGTATAGTATTTTCTAATTCTGTTTGTTTTTGCTCTAATTGTAATATTAATTCGTTACTTTCTTCTTCAATAATTTCATGTAACATTTCTTCCATTTTTAAATAATAATTGTGTATTTCATATGCTTTTTTTGTATCGGCTTTTAAACAATATTTTTTGAAACAATTAATAGTCATCATAATTATTTCTTTATTATGACCACCTCTATTTTCTTTTATTTTCGAGCTATCATTTTTTACCCCTCCAACTTGAGGATCATTATTTATGTAATCTTTAATAATTGTATTTTTTGTTTGCTTAACCTGCAAGTTAGGCATAATTTTATAATCTTTATCAATCATAAAATTTTTTTCTAATAGATCTTTTGATTTTTGCTTACTACTAAATCCTAACCATATCCAAACATTATTCAAATCAATAATAAAGTCTTTATTTCTATCATATTTTAGATAACAATAAAAACTACTTACAAATAATTTTTGTTCTAATTCAGTAAAGTTTTCTTTAATTTTATTTAATAATTTATTATTATAATTACTTGATAATTTAGTAATTGGATTTTTTTCAATAAGTTCTACGATATTTAATTCTTCCATTTGTAATATTTATTATAAAATTAACTTTAAATACTTTTGTTTTTGTTTTTATAAACAAAAGCAAATATTACATATTAATTTTATGTTTGTTCCTGCAGTTGCATGAGGAAGATTTATATAATCTTTCTAGTATAAATTTTTTTTTTTGCTTAACCTACAAGTTAGGCAAATATTGCTTTTATTATAAAAAGTAATATTTATGTTTGCTCAGGGCGATCCCAGAGTAAATAAAAATCTTGCTGTGCGAGTTGGGAAACCAAAATTCTTATTATTATATTGTTAAAATATCTATATTTTTTTAACTTTTAAACTAACTTTGCTTTTCTTCTTAAATAATTCATTAACATCGCCACCTTCATCATCTTCATCACCATCGTTGTAATTCTGATTACTAAAATCCCAAGCTTCTTGACAGCATACGTGAAAAGGGTCTTTATGGTCATCTGCTTTATACCAATAAACTTGGTCTTCTAGTTTATTTGACTTCGCACCATTATGAATTACCAAACATTCAAAATTTTCAGTACATGCGTCCATAGTTTGACAGAACATTTCAAAATTATGAAACATTCCTGCATAATTTTCATATAATTTTTTTCTATTTTGGTAGTTGTTTTCTCTCAACAAAAATACCCAATCGATGTTAGACCGAAGATTTGGAGGAATTCCTATTGCATATTGCATTAATAGCACAAAAAGTATGCCCCAATGACGCCCGTTCATGAATATCTCTCTAATAATTTTATCTTTCTTCCAGTCATTGTCGTATAAACAATCGTCCATAATTAAAAATGCTCTATTGTCGATATCATCTTCACCATTACCAATTCTTTTTTTTAAATTTTTTTGGCGTTTAATAAATTCATTGGTTATTCTTGGTTGATATTCATCATGTATAAAAATCGGCGGAATCATATCACCATAAAATTTATTGGCATTTTCAGTGGGACTAATAACAGTACCTGATGGTAAATTTTGTTTATGATATAGTAAATCTTTTGTTAAAAATGATTTTCCTGTATTTCTTTTTCCTATTAAAACAATTACAGAGTCATCTTTAATCATATTCATATTAAACTTTTTTAGTTGTAAGCTCATTAATATACTTTTTGAAAAAAAAAGTATATTTAATACGAGTATTAATTTTTACAATTATTACAATTATTATAATTATTCTAAGATAATTTTATATAAGCGTTCATTGTATTGACATCTTCAATTAATTTATATTTTATATTATTATTATTATTATTATTATTATTTTGTTTTTTAAGAAAATCAAATAAAGCATTCTTAACATCGTTATGTAAAACATCGTCAATAATTAATAGACCACCCTTTTTTAATACTTTATTTGCTCCTAATAAATCTATCATGGTCCCTTTGTAAGAATGGTCGCCATCAATAAATACAAGGTCATATGTTTCTTTAGTATTCTCAAAAAAGGTTCCTGAATAAGTTCCAATCCACTCATGATTTTTGGAAGTTAGTTTTTGTTCTTTTATTACTTCATTTGCTACAATCAACCCAAATTTATCCCATTGAATTTTCTGAAATGGATCAATACTATATAATTTATCCTTTTT